GAAGAACTGTGAGAGTGTTTCTGTTCCCAAGTACACTCTCTAAACTCGGTGCGATTAAGCCGCTAGTGCATAATCCACAGGTGCAAAATCATCGTTTGCATTTAGTTTAATGTTCTCCACTAACCTACTACCTACCTGTCGATCCTATTTCGCCCCCACAGGAATACTTGTTGATACGCCACTATCAAAAAACTCTAAAGTGTCTTACCACTCTTGTCTTCATCGAACTGTCTCAAGAACTGTCTCTTGTGAAGCTACGAAGGCGTTGTACTGAGCAAGCATTCTTGGTGGAGGCGATGGGTACCGCCCCCATGTCCAGTCTAGTTTCATCTTAGTCTCAACGAACTCTTTATTTATAGCATATGATTCGTTGAAAGTCAAGTCTTTTTTTATTTATTTTATTCTGGTTTAAAAATTGTAAATCCCCAACCATTCGCTATAATACAAGCCCAATCTTCACCTATGAACTCTACTAAACTCCATGTACCAGTTTTTTTATTCAAACCAAATCCTATTGTAGTATTCATCAATTCACCATTCTCACGTACTGAGACATTATCCCATCTCATGATAGGCGCTTCTTTCCAATCTTGTGTAAGTGTATGTAAAATGGCATCCGGATGCTGACATACAACTGGTTTTTGTGAATTATATGTTTCACCTTTTTCAAACATTTTGTGTCGTGATTCTAATAAAGGTTGATGATCTCCCCATGACATGGTACCACAACTAACATATAACACAAACACCAATAAACTAACATATTTTATCATAATACTCTCCATATAATTTTATCTTTTTTTGTGTAGATAGTATCCAGTTGTCTCTCTTTTCTATAAATATCTGAGGACTTTCACCATCTACTGCTATGACTATTACAACTTGATCGATTGGTGTTTTTGTTCTTTCTTCATACATAACACAATAGGCAGAACCTTGTTGAAAATAATTCGTAATATATTCTTTCTTTTTAAGTTTTCTGGAAGTCTTAAAATCGATGACAGAAAGCCTATTATTCCAGTCAGCGATACAATCTACCCGTCCAGCGACTCGTAAGTAGTCTGAGTACAGAGTAGCTTCTTGAACTCTAACATTATTTATATTCTCTGAAAGTATATTTTTGATACTGTTAAAAGTTTCTCTGTCAGACGGCATGAACTTAGTTTCATCAAGTTCATTGTTAATATAGTCTTCACACATCTGATGCACTTTAGTACCTCGGCGTGATGCTTGAGTAGAGACACGATTGGCCTCTTTCTCACCAACTCGTTGTCTCCACTCGTAAATAGCTTTCTTATTGAAATGTCCTAATACTGTTGTTATAGATGGGTATTTCTCACCATTTGGTGTAACGTAATATCGTTTACCATCTATTGTTTGAGTGTTAATCTCAGGTATGTCAATTCCTAGGTGAGTAAACGTCAACTCATTCCAAGATCGAGTTTAGAAATAATATATTCTTTCACCAAATCACTCCTTACGATATCATGTTTATCAAATTCTATAAAATCAAATGACTTCATTCTTTTTATTACCCTCATAAATTCTAATACGCCGTCACGTTCATCTTGAAATCTAAAATCACTTTGTCTAAAATCACCACAAAATACTATTTTACAATTATCACCTAATCGTGTGATTACACTATCTAACTCATGGTATGTCATATTTTGACACTCATCTACTATAACAACTGCATCGTTAATTGTCAAGCCTCTTATGAACGATGTGGTTGTAAAGTTTACTTGCTCACGTCCTTTCAGTATTTCGTAAGCATCGCCTCTCTGAAACAATTCTGTAAAGATCGAATAATAAGGCGCTTCGTATACTTTTGATTTTTCTCTTTGATTGCCAGGAAGAAATCCCATGTCTCTTGTTGGTACTACACTTCGTATAATGTGTAAACTACGTATATCATTATAATTACTTAATACTTCTTGTGTTGCTAGATATGTTGCGATAAATGTTTTACCTGTTCCTGCAACACCATGACACATTATGTTTTTGCCACTATAATATGAATTAAATACTCTCTCTTGTGTTTTCGTCATGGGTTCTATTTCTCTTAATCTTAAACCCGTATTTACTCTTTTAAGTTTTCTCTTTTGTTTATTTGTTAATGGTACAATATTGTCTTGAAGAAATGAGAGATTGTTTGACATGAGTTCTCCTTGTTAATCGTTTGCTGACATTGGTTTCTCCTTTGTATTAGAATAAGTCCCTCTTCTTACACCATGCTTCTCTAGTGCATTTAATGTCTTTCTTGCTTTAGTAGTCTTACGGCCTACTTGATCTGCTAGTGCTGATGTTGGGTGTGCTTCTGCTATTCGGGAGAGATTTTCATTCCACCCTCCGTCATTCTTTAATCCACTGCCACTAATCATATTGACTTTCACGATTTGTTGGGTGATGTTTGGATTTTGCGAAAGATATTCTTCTCTCTGAGAGATGGACATCATTTCTGTAAAGACTTCATCTGTGTCTTTGTTCATAAATGTATATAAAGGCATTAATGCTCCTTGTTCATCATAATGTATTTATACAGCGAAAGACTCGCCACAACCGCAACTCGCCTTTGCATTTGGGTTAATTACTTTTAAATAACTACCACCAAGTTCTTCCACATAATCTATGGTACAACCAAATACAAACATCTCTGCAATAGGATTTAGCCACAGATTAGCAACTGTTGGTTCATTATCTGTAACGCCCCATTCGTACTGAAAACCTGAACAACCGCCACCTTTTACTGTAAGTGATACATTTGGTTTACCAACTTTTTTAAGATATTTTTTTGCTCGTTCTGTTAGTTCTATCATGCCCACCCCATTATAATTTTAGTATCTTCTGGTACCATATCCATCGTGAATGGTGGATTAAAAACTAATTCTCTTTTTACAGATTTAACACCGACAACACCTTTTGGTGCTTCTTCTATATCTTTGCAGATCTGATCCGCAAAAGGACACATCATACTTGTTAGAGTGTGTTGAATATAAACATCGCCATCTACTGTAACTTCTAACTCATATATAAGTCCAAGATCTAGAACACTTATATTTGGTATTTCTGGATCATGAACGCAACGTAAGGCGTCAATAACTTTTTGTGTTAGTGGGCTAATTGATACCATGACGGGACATTTCTCTTTGTCCACTTTGCGAAAGAATTTTTAGCCGCTATATAATAGTTGTGATATGACTTCAGTGAGTCACCTTCTACTATACAATCTGGATAATGACTCATCGCAGGTGTGGGTTGTGTAAAGGGTTTATCTGAAATATTCTTTGGAGCCATAGCAAGTAACACACGTAGTTTTAAATCTGTAGAGTGTTTCTTACCATATCTATAAGTGTATTCATCACATAATGCAATAAACAAATCATATAACCATCTGTAGTTCATTCTTGATGCTCTAGCCCATACTGCCGATGGGTGATGATAATGAACTGCTTGATAAAAAGTTTTGTCATAGTAGTCATTTTCAAAACGATATCTTTTGACTTTACGGCCGTTCTTTGATAGGCCAGTATATTCTACCGCATCTAACATTCTATGGGCAGTAGAAAGTAATTGTGCATACTCAACAATCATTTTGACAACGTGTTTGTCAACATGCATCTTTGCACATTTTACTGGATCTGGATCTAAATAAAATACATTCATAATTTACCTCTCATAATATAATCAAACAATTGTAGCAACCATTCTTGCTCTATGTCTAGTATAATCCATTCGTGTAGCTTTGTCAAGATAAAGCATACTAGAACTGATAACATTGTTAATCTGAATAATAGTCTTTTTAGTGGTGCTGACTCTTTTATTTCGTACATTAATTATCATGGTAGTCGCAGAACTTTGTGAGCAAACCATTTCAAAAATCTCTTGATACTCTTCTTTATCCAGTTATTGAAAAAGTGTCGTAACAATCTGATTACAATTAATATTGGTGAAGTAATAACATCAAGAACTAATAACAAAAAGTCAACCATGATGTCGATAATTGTATCGACATTCCATAAACTTCTAACTCGCTTCTTTAGTCTCTTCCACAACTACTTCTTCTCCTTGTCCGTAGTGTTTTATAAAGTTATTTATGAGAATAAAGTAAGCATTATCTATGTCTAAACCTATATTATATAAATTTGATTGATCAGGAATAACAAATGTAAATCTAACCTCTGGATTATTTTTCATCAACCAATTCAAATAATTGACTCTATATCTACTATCTTCGAATGTGGCCCGAGTTTCTTCACCATAACCTTCTGTATCTTTATAGATATTGCCAGTGTTAATTTCTACATCTGTATGAATAAAATCGAAACCTAGACAAAATAATTTTGTAGCACCACGTTTTATAGCTTCTTTCATGGCATTCATTCCAGCATTGCCTCTTCTACCAGTTGTTTCTTCTACACACTCTTCATCTGGTGGTAATATAAGTTTAGTGCCTTCTACTACGCCTTCTTTACCACCTATATCTATGAGTTTTTTAAACTGTTCATCAATTACCACTAGATAATCAAACTTATCAAAATCTCTATAGAGTGCATTGCACCCATATATTTTGCCTTTACCTACAAGTGTGTTTAAATCAATTTCTTTTCTTGTAGGGCCATTTCCTATTATAAAAGCAGTACTCATTTTAAATAATCCTCTATTGGTTTTTCTAATTCATTTATTCTTTTTTCAAGTTCATTAATTTTATCAGCCATTCTTTGCATCTCATGTCGCATGGCATGATCAGTTGTAGATGTAAAGCCTTCTCTTTTCTTAGCAGTAAAGTCTAATGTGAAAGCTTCTTCTGAATCAAAAATAGTCTCTCTAATTTCATCTAGTTTCAATCCAGCATCTGGATCTGTAGCTTTATCATATGTCATATAATCTCTCCATTCGTTGCTAAAACCATCAGGATAATCTATCACTTCTTTTCTCCATTATCTGAAGAACGTATTGTAATTCGCTAATTATTTTATATATCCACATTTGAGTCATTCTATCTTCAGATTTCTTTCGCTCTTCTTTTAGTTGCGTTATTCTTATCTGTATATAGTCTTTCGGATCTACTTTTCTATTTCTTCTCATCTTTTTTAATTATAGGATCTATCCAAGTTACTTTTTGTTTTTTGTCATCAATGATAGTCATACTACCACCTTGAGTATCATGTGAGTTCGATGTCCAAGAGTTTTTAATATTATATAATAACCACATGTATATTGGTACAATAGCAACAGTTGCCATAAAACATATAATTGTAAATACTTCAAAAGTCATAGATAAGTTCCATCCACATTATGTGTTCTACTATTAGCCCAAGCCCATATTACACAATTCCACATACTTCTTGAATGCCTCATACCAAGAGGATACTGTGAGAAAATAAACTCTACAAAAGATAGAGGATCATCAATACGATTAATCTCTGACTCTCGCATCTTCTTATAGTGTCCTATAAATCGTTTAAATCTCATTCTTTACTCTATTTCTTAAATCGCTACTACTAAACCTATGTTCTCTTTTATTGAAATATAATTCTATATCTCTTTTCTTACATATGTCACGGCCGGTAAATTCTTTATCTCTATACTCTTCACCTAATATTCTTACATCAATATGATACATCTCTAATATATCTTCTAAGTCTCTTTCTGTAGAATATGGTATTATCTCATCGACATATTTTACGCCATTTAGCTGTGTATATCTTTCAACTACTGTTTGTACTGGAGAGTTTTTTTCTTCTCTATCTATAGTAGGATCTATCTGTAGTCCACACATAAGATAATCACAATGATCTTTTGCTTCTCTCAACATCTGTACATGGCCAGCATGTAGTAAGTCAAATGTACTTGCAGTAAATCCTATTTTCATTCTTCTGTTTGCTCTATTGCTACTGGTTTACACCATGCTGAATAATTACCTACTAATCTATCTTCATGCACATTAATTTGACTTGCATACCAAATACACTTCTGCATACTAGAATACGTTATCTGTCCTTCTACTTCAGAACCATTCATTATCATTAATACGAAAACTAACTTAAACATTATTCCCAATTCTCACTCAAACCACCAAAACATTCCATTACAAATTTTTTGGTTAAACCTTTATATGGTAATTTACCATCTTTCATGCCTAATAATATTTTTGCTTCTTCTGCTGGTAAATTTTCTAACATATCAATATATAATTGCTCTCTTCTAATCTGGGATAGATTACGTTGTGCATCACTAGGGCCGTCTGTAAATAAATAAAACCTACGAACTTCGTGGTGTAGTTGTCCTTGATTGTCCCAAGGTGTTTCATTTTCTTTATATGGTGGTATACCATCTGGTAATAACCACTTATTTAATGAATTAAAAGTAAACTCTAGTACTGCACCCATAGCTGGTGTATAGTTTTCTCTTAAATGTTTCATTCTTGCATTTTTAGTTGTTATCTTTTCATTTTCAGAAAAAATACTATGAAGGGATTTAGTAGGCATTAAAATTCTCCAATTCTGTCTACGAGAAGTTTTAGTCTGTTCTTTATAAAATAATTTAATAAACCAGTTCTTGGTGGTAATTTATAATTATCATACTTTTCATTTATTTGATTAACGATAGCTGAAGGTATCAAAGCTAAATTAACTAAAGATTCATTTCTCTTATAATTTCGTAACATCACTTCATTACAGAAATCTTTAGGATCTAAACCAATCCACTTTTCTATCTTTTTTGATGCAAGAGGCTTCTGTCTAGTACCAGTAATAATAACATTATCAGCAGATAAGAAGTTAGGTACACCATCACCTCTATCACCCCTCATGATATGTTCACGTAAAAAAGATTCAGGATTACTAATACGAATCCATTTCTTTAACATAGGTGAATATTGTTCCACATTTGCATATTTTTGTAGTTGTGCAAAGTCTTTATCACCTGATATGATAATTATTTTTACATCATCTTCTGTTTTTAAAGTTTTACCAAAACGATTACACAGTGTACCAATGATATCATCGGCCTCTGCTCTATCTATTTGAATTACTTTATAAGGAAATGTTTCTTTGAGTTCATCACGTACCTTGTTTAGAATGGTAAAGATATGATTCCAGTCTAGTGGTGATGTTTCTCTATCTGCTTTTCTGTGTGCTTTGTAGTAAGGAAAAATATCTTTACGCCAGTAATTTTTATCATCACAAGCGATTACCATTTCTCCATATTCTTCTCCAAACTTTACATTATATAATCGAATAGAATTAAGTATCATATGACGTATCATACTTTCTTCTATTTCATCATTGTTTTTTTGGAGTTGCATCATCAAGTTACTAATCATAACCTGATTTAAGTCCAAAAGTATCATTATATACTCTCTATTTAATTATCTATTTTTATTTATATCACATTTTAGAGTGTTTTGTCAAGTCTCCTTTTTCGACTCTAATTCTTCAATTCTTTTTTCTAACCATTCTTTCACTTCTTCTGGTAGTTTTTCACTATTAATTTCTCTTGTGAGAACGGCATGAGTTTGCAAGTCTACACTACTCATCATCTTTTTTACCAAAATCTAGAGACATTTGTTGATCATCACTTAACTCTTCGGTATCGATAAGATCAACACTTTCATCTATGTGATCTTGAAATTGATGCCATAGTCCCATGTTACGATATAGTGTTGAACGAATAGTTTCTACAGTAAAAGCAAA